TTGAGTTAGAAAGAAATAAACAGAAATTATTAGAAACAGCTTTAGCAGAACATGAAAGACAACTAGCAATTGAAAACACAAGACAACTTGAAGAAAAAACACTTAAAACTACAAAAAAAAGAACTGATACTATATCACTTTTAAGTGCAAAAAATGCAAAACAGGAAGCAGTTTTAAATGAAATATTTAAAGAAAGAGATAGACTTCTTACTTTATTTAAAGATGAACCTGATAGGTTAGCAAGAGTAAATGAGGAATTGATAAAACAAATACCTTTAATCACAGAACAAACAGGTGCTTTTTTTGATCAGCAGGAAAAGTTAAAAGATGTTATACAAATAGCTGATGGTATAGGAACTTCATTTGAAAGTGCTGGTAAAAAAATTACAGATGCTTTTATAGAGGGTAAAACAGCTAGTTTAGATTTTAAAGCTATTTTAAGAGAACTTTTAATTGATATTCAAAAAACAATAATACAAACAATAATTTTAGATAGGGTAAAAGCAGGAGCTACACAGGTTGCTAAAAGTATTTTTGGTGGTTTCTTTACACCATCAAGTGCTACAGGTGGTAATGTTCAACAAGCAAATCAACCAAGATTAGTTGGTGAAAGGGGTCCTGAATTATTTGTACCAAGAACAGCAGGTAGTATTGTTCCAAGTAGCTTGACTCCTGGAGCAATGTCAGGTGGTGGACAAGGTGTTGTAATAAATCAAAACTTAAATTTTGCTTTGGGTGTAACCTCTACTGTCAGAACAGAAATAGCAAACTTGTTACCTACTATACAACAATCAACAATATCAGCAGTAGCTGATGCTAAATTAAGAGGTGGTAAATTTGCAAAGGCATTTGGAGGATAATTATGGCAGTATTTACACCATCATACCCATTAACATTTCCAACTGTTTCAGGAATACAAACACAAAGATTTAGTTTAGTAAGAACAGTTGCTGTATCAAGCTCACCATTTACAGGTCAAGATCAAGTATTCCAACATGAGGGTGAGTTTTGGACTACACAAATAAAATTTCCACCAATGTTAAAAGATAAAGCGGCAGTTGTAATTGCTTTTCTTTTACAATTAAGAGGTAGAAGAGGAACATTTAAACTTGGTGATCAAGATAGAAAAACAATACAAGGTGTTGCTACCGGCACAATACGAGTAAATGGTGCTAGTCAAACAGGTAATCAGGTAGCTTTAGATGGTTTTGCTAATAGTACAAATAATGTTTTCAAAGCTGGTGATTATATACAGATAGGTTCATTTTTATATATGGTTACAGAAGATGTAAATAGTAATAGCTCAGGTGAAGCAAATGTCAAAATTGAGCCATCTTTGAGACAAGGAATAGAAACAATTGCTGATGATGCAACGGTCACATATTCAAATACAACAACTTTATTTAGATTAGATTCCAATGAAACAGGTTGGGATACAGATCAAGTAAGTAAATATGGCATAAGTTTGTCAGCAACAGAAGCATTATAATGCCAAGAGGATTAAGAAAAATTATTGTAAAATTAAGAATGTTATATTGTGATATAAGAGGTCATCATGGAAAAAAATGGAATTATGAACCTGGAGATCATTATATGGGGAGAAAGAAAAAGAAATGAAAAGATTAAATTTATCAGATAACACAGGCATACAACTTCCTGCTAGGAACTTAATCACGATCATAGGTGCATGTTTGATTGGTGCATGGTTTGGTTTTGGAGTTATAGAAAGGATAAATGTTTTAGAAACACAAAATCAGTTAAATTCAAAAGACATAGAAATGAATACAGAGTTTAGAATTAAATGGCCATTGGGTGAACTAGGTAGTCTTCCTGCTGATTCAGAACAATTTTTATTGATAGAAGATTTAGTAAAAGATGTAGAAAAAATACAGGAACAAATGGAATCAATGATGCACAACAAAGTAAATATACAAAGATTACAAAAAGATGTAGATAAAATTATTGATCAATTAGAGATTGTAAAAGATAAAGTAAGAGCAAATGGAGGGAACAAATGACAGAGATTGTAGTAGCTTTAATTTTAACATTGAATGGCTCTATTATAGAGCATGTATATAAACCAAAAATGAGTGACTGTCTTAAGTCCAAAAGGATAGCAGAAAGAGAAGTAAACCCAAATAGAGTTGTTTTTAGTTGTAAAAAGATAAATGCTAAAACAGAAATATATATGGGTCAAAAGAAAATATTGAAAATATTGGAGGACTAATGTCTAGAAGTATTACAACTGCATTTAATAATGCAATTACAAGTCAAGTTGTAAGACCACTTCTTGCAGTAGAATTAGAATTTAGTACAGGTACATTAAGATTTTGGAATGGTTATGGTGATTTGACTATGACAGCAGGTGGTTCTTCAAATACATTTACAGGTTTAGGTGATTTGATGGGTGTAAGTGCTGTATCAGAAAGTGATCAAGTAGAAGCTATAGGTGCAACATTAAGTTTGACAGGAATAAAATCTTCTTTGATTTCTGCTGCATTGTCAGCAAACTACACAAATAGAAATGCAAGTATCTTTTTAGGTTTATTTGATACTAACAAATCAGTAATAGCAGATGTTTATACTTTGTTTAAAGGTAAAATGGATATAATGAAAATAGATGAGGGAGCAGAATCAGCGACTATTGTATTAAATTTAGAAAACAGATTGATAGCTTTAGATAGACCAAAAGAAAGAAGATATACACATGAAGATCAACAATTAAGTTTTAGTGGTGATTTAGGTTTTGAGTTTGTACCTGACTTACAAGATAAAGAAATTATTTGGGGTAAAAAGACTTCATAATGAGAGTAGATAATTGGGACACTAAATTATCAAACTATATTATAGAACAACAAAAGGTAAAATTTAAAAGGGGAAAATCTGATTGTGTAAATTTTGTTATTGGAGCAATAGAAGTAGTAACAGGTAAAAAGGTTTTTGATATGGAATACAAAACTATAAAAGAAGCAAAAGATATATTGAAAGAGTTTAACAAAAAAGATTTATTAGATATTGCTAGAGATATTGCAAAAGAAAATAACTTTAAAGAAATAAATACATCTTTTGCTAGAAGAGGAGATGTGGTATTTCTTGAAACTGATGAAGAATTAGGAGGAACAATGGGCATCTGCTCGGGTGAATGGTCAATATTCAAAGCTAAAATAGGTCAAGAAAAAAGACTTACAAACACCTGTAATTATGCCTGGAGAATAGAATAATGGGAAGTAAAACAGTCAAAACAGCATTAGTAGTAGGAGCAATAGCAGTAGGGTTTGCCGCTATACCTGCAATTGGTCCATCAGCTTTTGCAACAAAGATTGGAACAGCAGTTGGTTTATCAGGAACTGCCGCTGGTTTAGTTGGTACATTTATTGTTTCTGCTGGTTCACAATTAATTCTTGGTGCTGTAAATAAAAAATTAGCACCTGATATAGATATACCTGAAGTAGGAACCAATCTTCAACAAGGCACAATGGTTACAGCAAAATCAGGTGTTGCACCACAAAGAATTATATATGGAAAAGTAAGAGTTGGGGGAACTATAGTTTATGCAGAATCTACAGGAAGTACAAATGATTTTTTACACATGATAATAACTGTTGCTGGTCATGAAGTTAATAACATAACAAAAGTTTTTTTTAATGAAGATGAAGTACCACTTACACAAGATGGTTCAGATTCAAATGGTATTGCAAGGTTGTTTCCTTCAAGTGGTAATAAGTATGAGGGAAAAGCAAGAATAAAAAAACATTTAGGTTTAGATGCTCAGTTAGCAGATGCTGATTTAGTTTCAGAAGTAACACAATGGACAACAAATCATAGGTTAAGAGGTATATCATATTTATATGCTAGAATTAATTTTGATTCTGATGTTTATCCTAATGGTGTTCCAAATATCTCTTTTGAAGTAGAGGGTAGAAAAGTATTTGACCCTAGAAGTAGTGCAACAGCATTTAGTACAAATCCTGCATTATGTATAAGAGATTATTTATTGAATGATAGATTTGGTTTAGATGCTGATAGTACTGAAATAAATGATACAAATTTCTCAGCAGTTGCAAATACTTGTGATGAATCAGTAACAATTGCAAACCCATCAGGTACAGAAAATAGATTTACACTTAATGGTACATTTACACTTGAAAAAACACCCAAAAATGTTTTACAAAATATGTTATCTAGTATTGCAGGACATCTTATTTATTCTAATGGACAATTTAAAATTAGACCAGCAGTATATGAAACACCATCTGTTACTTTAGATGAAGAACATTTGAGAAGTGGTATTAGTTTAAATACAAGAATATCAAAAAAAGAATTATTTAATGCTGTAAAAGGATTGTATTCTGAACCTGATAATAACTATCAACCAACTGATTATCCTATACTTACTAATTCAACTTTTGAAACAGAAGATAATTCAGAAAGAATATTTGGTGAGTTTAATTTTCCAATGACAACTTCTAGTCATACAGTCCAAAGATTAGCGAAAATACAATTGCTTAAAGCAAGACAACAAATTAGTTTTACAGGTGAATTTAATTTGAAAGCATTTGAATTAGATATTGGTGATACAGTCCAAATTACAAACTCTAGACTTGGATTTTCAAGTAAAACATTTGAGATAAGTAACTGGTCATTTGCAATGTCAAATGGTAGTGATGCTCCTGTACCAACAATATCAGCAGAATTTAGAGAAACAGCAAGTGATGTTTATGATTTTAGTACAAGTGATTATTCTACAATATCAAGTGGTAAAGCAACTAACTTACCAAATGCTACAACTGTTTCTGCACCGACTGGTTTGACACTTACAGATGAATTAGTACAATATAATGATGGAACTGTCATAGTAAAACTTGTAATAAATTTTACAGCACCAACAGATAACTTTACAGAAATATTTGAAGTAGAGGTGAAACAACTTACAGATGCAGATGGAAATTCTGTTACTGATGATTTTAAATTAATTGGTAGAGGTACTAGAACTAAATATGAATTTTTAAATGTAATTGATAAAGCAGAATATCAAGTAAGAGTGAGAGGTGTTAATATTTTCGGTGTAAAATCTTCTACAATAACTGGTTCAAGAACTATTATTGGACAGATAGCACCACCATCTGATGTAGAAAACTTTGCTTGTAATATAATTGGTAAAGAAGCTCATTTAAGTTTTGATCCTGTACCTGATTTAGATTTATCACATTATAGAATAAACTTTAGTCCACTTACAACAGGAGCTGAATGGCAAAACTCAATCGTATTAGTAAAAAAACTATCAAGACCAGGAACTTCTATTGTTGTTCCAGCTAAAACAGGCACATATTTAATAAAAGCTGTAGATAAACTAGGGAATGTATCAATCAATGCAAGTAGTGTAGTAACACAAGTAACAACAATTGGTGAATTTACAAATCTTCTTACACAAAATGAAAACCCAACTTTTGCTGGTTCAAAAACAGATGTTGTTTTAACAACTATTGGTGATGATGATACACCTGCACTTGTTCTTGCTGGTAATCAGCTTTTTGATGATGTTACTGGAAATTTTGATTCTATAACACAAACATTATTTGATGGTGGTCAAAATGCAACTGTCAAATCATCAGGTACTTATGAATTTGCACAAACAGTTGATGCTGGTGCTATTGTAACAACACAAATTACAGCAACACTTACTCAGCAAGTTACAGATAGGGCAAGGATATTTGACTTTGTAACTGGGGATTTTGATGATCAACCATCTAACTTTGATGGAGATGCAAATACCCAATCTTCATCTGAACTTCAAATAGCTGTATCAGATGATAATGTTACCTTTTCAACATTCCAGGATTTTACAATTGGTGATTATACAGGAAGATTTTTTAAATTTAGGGTTTTAATGCAGTCAGATAATAATACAGCAACTCCTATAGTAACAGCAGTAGGTGTAACTTTACAGCTAGAAGCATTTACTGTTTCTGAAAACGATGTTGTTTCAGGTACAGGTACAAAATCAATTACATATTCCAAAGCATTTAATTTGCTTAATTCAATAGCAATTACTTTATCTGTACAAGATATGGCATCAGGTGATAAGTATGCTATAACAGGGAAAAGTACGACAGGTTTTAATATTGCATTCCAAAATAGCAGTGGAACAGGCATATCAAGAACATTTGACTATGTTGCAAAGGGAGTGTAATAATGATTGAATATACAACTAATAGATGATATAGGGTGATTTATGGCACAACATGATTACATAATAGCGAACCAAGGATTTCCTAGTTTCAGAAGCGATATGAACAATGCGTTCTCTGCAACAGTAACTAATAATAGTGGGACATCAGAACCTAGTACAAAATATTCAGGAATGATATTTGCTGATACTAATACAACTAATAAAATTATTTTTAAGTATTACAATGGTACAGCATTTGTATCTGTTTTTGAGGTAGCAACAAATGCTGCAACAGCAACTATACCATCGACAGTAACCATAGAGGGTGAAAGCGATCCAAATGCAATCCCCTTTGCAATAGCTTTAGGAGGATAAATAAATGGCAAATAATTTTCTATCAACAGAAGTAACATTATCAAATAATTCAGAAACAGATATAATTACAACAACTGCTAATAAACAGATTTTGATTGGTTTTACTGCTGCAAATAAAACGACAACATCACTTACTTTAACTGTCAAAATGAATGATGGTTCAAATGATTTTGTTATTGTAAATGCAGTATCAATTCCACCAAATTCTAAAATAGAAATACTAAAAGGTAAGTTTGTTTTAGGTACAGGTTATAAATTAAAAGCAACATCAAGTGATTCGTCAGGTAATGTAGATATTGTCATGGGATTACTTACAGATGTTTCGTAGGAGGAACTAATGGAAGAAAAAGATAGTATTGTTTATGTTGGTCAAACTCCAGGAGTTGATAATGTTGATAATTATCACAAAAAAGAATTAAAACGAGATGTATTTATTGAGGGTTCAAGTAATGCAGTCTTTGCTGGACCATTTACAGTTTCAGCAACATTAACAATTGAATCAGGGGCAACTGTCGTTATAGTATGAGTAAGATAGAAGTAAATGAAATCGTAAAGTCATCAGGTTCTACTTTAACTATAGGTGGTTGTGGAACAGCAGTAACTTTAGGAAGTGGTGCTACACAAACAGGATTTGGTAGATCAGGAAGTGTTAATTGGCAAACAAGTGATATTAAAACTTCAACTTTTACAGCGGCAAATGGAGAGGGGTATTTTATAAATGCAAGTGGTTCAATAACGATGAACTTACCTGCTGGAAGTGCAGGTGCAATTGTAGCAGTTGCAGATTATGCAAGGAATTTTGCTACGCATAACTTTATAATATCTCCAAATGGATCTGAAAAAATTGGAGGTGTTGCCGCCAGCTTGACTTTAAATGTAAATGGTCAAGGATTAACATTAGTTTATGTAGATTCAACAAAGGGTTGGGTAAATGTGCAAAATGCAGAAGATACCGAAACGGGAACTCCACCTTTTGTAGCTGCAACTGGTGGCAATTCCACAGCTGAAGTAGGAGATTTTAAAATTCATACTTTCACTAGTCCAGGTACTTTTCAAATAACAAATGCAGGTACACCAGGAGGATCAAATACGATTGATTATTTAGTTGTAGCTGGCGGAGGTGCAGGTGGTAATGATAGAGGTGGCGGAGGAGGTGCAGGAGGTGTAAGATTTTTTGCTTCACCTGATATTACAAGTTATCCTGCAAGTCCAAGAAATGCACCAGCGGCATTACCAGCATCAGTTTCAAGTATCCCAGTAACAGTCGGTGCAGGAGGTGCAGGTAGTCCATCATCTGCCGCTGATGGTTCAGATTCAATTTTTTCAACAATAACCTCTACTGGTGGCGGTAGAGGTGGAATAGGTCAACCAAGTAATGCTCCAGGAGGAAATGGAGGTTCTGGTGGTGGTGCAAGAGATGCAAATGGTTGTACTCAAGGAAGTGGAAATACTCCACCAGTTAGTCCATCACAAGGAAGTAATGGAGGTGCATCTGGTCCACCAGGAGTTGGAGGTGGTGGTGGTGGATTTATGGAAGCAGGAAAAACAGGTGGTTCACAACCAGCAACTGCATGTAAAGCGGCAGGTGGTGATGGTGGGGGATTTCCTACTTCTTTTGTTTCTACATCAGGTCAAGCATCAAGTTGTGAACAATTTTTTGGTGGTGGCGGTGCTGGTGGTACTTGTAATACATCAAATCCTTTTAGTGGATTAGGTGGAGGTGGTTTTGGTGGATCAGGTTCACCACCACAAGGTTTAGCGGCAACTACTAATACAGGTGGTGGAGGTGGCGGTAATATTAATGGAGTAAATGCTGGTGGTAATGGGGGTTCAGGAATTGTAATAATAAGGTATAAGTTTCAGTAGGTAAATTATGAGTACAATAAAAGTAAACACAGTAGAAACAAGAACAGGATCAACACTTACATTAGGAAAAAGTGGTGACACAGTTTCAATAGCTTCAGGTGCATCTACTTCAGGAATGGGTAGAACAGGTACTGTCGATTGGCAAACGACAAAAAAAACAACTAGCTTTACAGCAGAAGATGGAAAAGGTTACTTTGTAGATACTGCCGCAAGTGGTGCAGTTACTATGACTTTACCATCATCACCTAGTGCTGGTGCTATTGTTGGTGTAAAAGATTACAATGGAAATTTTGCAACAGCTAATTTAACTATTGGTAGAGGTGGTTCACCTATAAATGGATTTAGTAATCAAGATGTAACCATATCAACTGATGGTGCATCAATAATGTTAGTATATGTTGATTCTTCACAAGGTTGGGTAGCAACTAATGATGATGAATCAACTTTTTCAGGAGAAAATTTTATAGTAGCAACAGGAGGTACAATCACAACAGTAGGTTCTTGTAAAGTACATACTTTTACAAGTCCAGGTACGTTTACAGTTTGTTCAGTATCCGCAGTTGCTGCAAACAATAGAGTTTCATATATGGTCGTAGCTGGAGGTGGTGGTTCAGGTGGTGATTCAGGTGGTGGTGGAGGAGCAGGAGGATTTAGAGAAGATAAATCACCAGTAACTCCTTATACAGCCAGTCCTTTAGTTGGAGCAGGATCAGTTACAGTAACTGCCACAGGTTTTCCAGTTGTTGTAGGTGCTGGTGGAAGTGGTGGATCAGGCGCACCACCAACAGGTTCTCCAGGAGCTGGATCACAAGGTTCAACTTCATCTGTTTTTTCAATATCATCTGCTGGTGGTGGAATAGGTGGTAATAGACCTTCTGCCAATGGTGGTAATGGAGGTTCAGGAGGAGGTGCTAGATCAGAATCAAATAGTGCAGGATCAGGTAACACACCACCAGTTAGTCCCCCACAAGGTAATGATGGTGGTGGTGCAAGTCCAACTCCCACAGCAAATTCGGCAGGTGGAGGAGGTGCTACAGCTTTAGGTGCTTATGCTCCAGCAAGTGGGGTTTCATCTGATGGTGGCCCTGGAGGTGCAGGAGCAACCACTCAAATCAATGGAGCATCAACAACTTTCGCTGGAGGCGGAGGTGGTGGAGGAGGTGGAGGTTCTCCAACATCAGGTGGTCCAGGAGGTGCAGGTGGTGGTGGAAATGGTGCAGATGGAGGATCAGGAACAGCAGGTGGTAATGGAACTGCTAACACAGGTGGTGGAGGTGCTGGTGGAAATGATGATGCTGCAGGTGGAAGTGGAGGAAGTGGAATTGTAATTATAAGATATAAAGCAAGTTAGGTAAATTATGACAAGTGAAATAAAAGTAAATGTAATAAAAAAATCAAGTGGTTCAACCATAACAATTGGTGAATCAGGTGACACAATTTCTTTAGCAACAGGTGCAAGCCAATCTGGTTTTGGTAGATCAGGAACTGTTGATTGGATAACATCAGTTAAAACTAATTCAGATTCACCTTTAACAGTAGTAAATGGAAAAGGTTATTTTTTAAATACTACAAGCGGAACTATTACAGTAAATTTACCAGCAGGATCTGCTGGAGATATAGTTGCATTTAAAGATTACGCAAATACTTGGGATACAAATAATGTAACAATTTCTCCTAATGGTTCAGATAAAATTAATGGTGAGGCTGCAGATACAACATTATCTACAGAAGATCAGTCTGTAACTTTAGTTTTTGTAGATTCAACAAAAGGTTGGAGAGTAGTTCAAGATTCAACATCCAATGTAACAGGTAATCCTTACCTTCAAGCTACAGGTGGTACAATAACAACTTGTGGTAATTGCAAAATTCATACTTTTACAAGTCCTGGTACTTTTACTGTAACAACAGCGGCACAATGTTCAGCAAACAATGCTGTTTCTCATTTAGTAATTGCTGGAGGAGGTGGAGGAAGTGTACAAGGTGGCGGTGGAGGAGCTGGTGGTTTTAGAGAAGTAAAAAGTCCAGTTACACCATATACTGCAAGTCCTTTAGATGGTTATCCATCTTCACCAAATAGAATTACAGTAACAGCTACTGGTTATCCAATAACAGTTGGTGCTGGTGGAGGCGGTGCTTGTTTTCCTAGTCCAAGAATGGGAGCTAAAGGTTCAGATTCAGTTTTTTCAAGTATTACATCAGCAGGAGGTGGAGGTGGTAAAGGTTACTCTACTTCAGCACCTGTGGCAGCACCAGGATTTATGAATGGTGGTTCAGGTGGAGGAGGTGCTTCTGGACCTGGTTCTTCTAATCCAGCTGGTACAGGTAATACACCTCCTACAACTCCACCTCAAGGAAATAATGGTGGAAGCTCTAGCGGTGATTCAGGAGATTTTAATGGGGCAGGTGGCGGTGGTGCAGGAGGAGCAGGAACTAATAGTCCTGGAACTGGTGGAGGCAAGGCAGGTGGATCAGGAGCAACAACTTCAATTAACGGCACACCAACAGCAAGAGCAGGTGGAGGCGGAGGTGGAGGTTGGAACGCATCATCTCCAGGACCAGCTTCAGCAGGTGGAGGTGCAGGCGGTAGTCCAGGTCCATCTACAAATAATGCTGGTGTTGCAGGTACAGCAAACACAGGTGGTGGTGGAGGTTCAAGTATGTCGCCTGATGTTAATAATTATTACGCAAAAGGTGGTAATGGTGGTTCAGGAGTGGTAATAATAAGATATAGATTTCAATAGTTGATTTAAATGATGAATATGATAAGGAGATAATATTATGGCACATTTTGCAAAAATAGGAATGAATGGAAAAGTTATCCAAGTATTAACTATGGATAATGAAGAAATGAAAGATGATCAAGGTAACGAGATTGAAGCTAAAGGTCAAGAGTGGTTAGAAAGACATAATAATTGGCCAGCACAAATGTGGATTCAAACTTCATATAATACATCAGGTAACAAACACTCATCAGGTGATGACTCTAAAGCATTTAGAGGTAATTATGCAGGAATAGGTTATGAGTGGGATGAAGAAAATAATATGTTTTTTCCAAAAAAACCTTATCCATCTTGGATAAAAGATTTAACAACTGCAAGTTGGAAATCACCAATCGGTGATGCTCCTGAACTTACAGAAGAACAAAGAGAAGATGGTAAAGGTTATGAATGGAATGAAGAAGAACAAAGTTGGGATTTGACAGATAAACAACCATAAGATATTAATTTAATGTATGGTGGACATTAAACAAAACATACTTTCAAAAATAGATTTATATAATGGAACAATTTCAATGCCAAAAGGTTTTGAAATCAATGCAGAAGTTTTAAAAAGAGATATACTAACTCATAATATTAATGATTGTGCCTTTCCTTTTTCCAAAGAATGGGATAAATTAAATACTTATTTAAGAGAACATATACAATTAGAATATGGTTTTAGTTTAGTAAATAAATTGACTACTGGTTTTATGTTTAAACCAAATGAATCTAATGTTCCTAATAGTGAAAATGATAAAGTTGATTTAAGAAACTCACCTGATTATGTAATGTTATATGGTGTAGATACAGAAAATTGTAATGTCAGAATATATTATGATGATAATAGACGAGCTGGTAGAAGTTGGGATATACCATTAGAAAATAATAAATTTATTATCTTTCCAAGTACATTAATTTATCACATATCAAATAATCAAAAAGACAAACTAAATTTTGTTCTCAAAACAACTTATGAATATATCTAATTATTATTGGTATTTTAAATCTGCGTTAACACCAAGATTTTGTGATGAGGTTATAGCTTATGCAAATCAACAAAAAGAAGTAATGGCTTTAACAGGTGGATATGGTGATAAAAAATTAAATAAAGAAGAAGTATTAGATTTAAAAAGAAAACGAAACTCTGATTTAGTATGGTTAAATGATTTATGGATTTATAAAGAATTACATCCATTTGTGCATGAAGCTAATAAAAAAGCTGGTTGGAATTTTGATTGGGAAAGAAGTGAATCTTGTCAATTTACAAAATATAAATTAAATCAATATTACGATTGGCATTGCGATAGTTGGGATAAACCTTATGATAGAAAAGATAATAAACACCCAGAACATGGTCGTATAAGAAAATTATCTATGACTTGTCAATTAACAGATGGGTCAGAATACCAAGGTGGTGAATTAGAATTTGATTTTAGAAACTATGAACCAAACATGAGAGATGAGTTAAAACACAGAATACAATGCAAAGAAATATTACCAAAAGGTTCTATTATAGTGTTTCCTAGTTTTGTTTGGCATAGAGTAAAACCAGTAACTGCTGGAACAAGATATAGTCTTGTGGTATGGCATTTAGGGAGGCCATTTAGATAATGTTTATAAATAGTTATTTTCCGACTGTAATATGGGGTGAAGAAAAACCAGAATTTGTAAAGTCATTAAACAAAGCTAGTAACAAATATATTACTGAAGCTCGTAAGAGAGAAAAAGCATTTATAAAACAATATGGTGACTTTGGAAGATCATATCACTCAACACCATTAACACATGACAACGATTTTTTAGATTTTAGAAATTACATTGGTCAAAAGTCTTGGGAGTATTTAGATCACCAAGGTTATGATATGTCACAATATACAACTTTGTTTAGTGAACTCTGGGTTCAAGAGTTTGCTAAAAAAGGTGGTGGACATCACTCAGCACATATACATTGGAATCAGCACGTCTCAGGATTTTATTTTTTAAAATGTAGTGAAAAAACATCATATCCTGTTTTTCATGAACCAAGAACTGGAGCAAGAGCTACTAAATTAAAATTAAAATCTAATATTAAAGGTATATGCCCAGGCACAGAGCTTGTGCATTTTAAACCTAAGCCAGGTACACTAATTATATTTCCAGGTTTTTTAGAACATGAATTTGCAGTAGATCATGGCAAAGAACCATTTAGATTTATTCATTGGAATATACAAGCTGTTCCAAAAGAAATGGCAAAAGATGTTTAAAAAAAATAAATATGCAGTAATAAAAAAAGCTATAGATAAAGATTTAGCAACATTTTGTATGAATTACTTGTTAATGAAAAAACAAGTTTATGATACTTGTATTAAAGAAAGATATATTTCACCATTTGAGACTATGCTTGGCTTTTATGAGCAAGACAATGAACAAATACCAAATACTTATTCTTTTTATTCTGATATTGCTATGGAAACTTTGATGTTAAAATGCCAACCAATTATGGAAAAAACAACAGGTTTAAAATTATATCCTGCTTATACTTATGGCAGGGTCTATAAAAAAGGTGATATTTTAAAAAGACATAAAGATAGATTTAGTTGTGAAATATCTACAACTATGAATCTTGGTGGTGATAATTGGGATATATTTTTAGAACCATCAGGAGAAGTAAATAAAAAAGGTATTAAAGTAAAATTAAATCCTGGAGATATGCTTGTTTATAGAGGTTGTGATTTAGAACATTGGAGGGAAAAATTTAAAGGAAAACAAAATGTTCAAGTATTTTTACATTATAACAACACAAAAACAAAATTTTCTAGAGAAAATATATTTGACAGAAGATTGCATTTAGGACTTCCAAACTGGTTTAAAAGATGATAAATAAAAAAATGGTGGGTGAGTTTTACCACCAAACCACCAAACTCACCTGCCTAGTATTATTTATTATGTTAAATAGTTGTGCTAAATATGAACCAAATCCATATACAACTATAGTAAGATTTCTAGTAGATACACAATGAATAAAAATGTTTTAATTTGTATTCCATCATTTGATCAAAAGATACATTTGCAAACAATTTCATCAATAATAAATGTAAGAGATACTTTGTTTCAAGCTAAAATTGGCTGTGGTATGATGTGGTTAAGAGATAGTTTGATTACAAGAGCAAGAAATAAATTAGTAAAATCTTTTTTAGAACAAAAAGAATACACACATCTTTTTTTTATAGATGCTGATATAATATTTGAACCACAACAATTTATAAGAGTTTTACTATTTGATAAACCTATCACAACAGCTCCATATCCAATAAAACATGAATTACCAATTGAAAAAGGTGATGCTAGTTTTGGATGGTGTATGAATTTTCCATTAGGTAGATATGATTTAAAAGATAATCATAAAGGTTTTAAAAAGGTAAATTATGCTGGAACTGGTTTTATGTGTATTGAAAGGAAAGTGTTTGAACAAATAATAAAAAAATATCCTGAAATAAAATATAAAACAGATGTAAGAGCAAAAATAGATGATAAAAGAGAAACACAGGAAGTTATGGGTAATGAGGAATATGCTTTTTTTGATTGTGGTATTCAAGGTAAAGGGGTTTTAGAAGATAAAGAAAATACACAAAGATATTTAAGTGAAGATTATTATTTTTGTGCATTATGGAATCAATGTGGTGGGGAAATTTGGACTGACTTAACAAGTACATTAAAACATATCGGTATCAAAAATTATGAAAGACCACAAATTATGAGAATAAAAGATGACAAGTAGTTTAGGTATTCTAGCTTTTTTTTTAAATTTTTTAGTAATAGGGGTAGCAGGAATTATAATTTGGTTTATTATCAATAATTATGTCCTCAAAAAAAAAGATGACTGATGAAAGTATTTGGGAGAATATATTGCCACAATTAAGACAAATTGGAGGAAAACATTATAAAAATTATAAGATTCAACCTTATGAGTTTATTTCAAAAAATAATCTTTCGTTCTATCAAGGAGTTGTGATAAAATATGTCGTTAGGTATTTAGAAAAGGGAGGCATAGAAGATTTAGAAAAAATCATTCATTATACACAACTTGAAATACATAAGTTACAGGATGATGAAGTCAAAGCTAAATACAAAAAGAAATAGTGTTTAAACGAGCATAGAGGGGTCAATTTTAAGCATTTGTTATATTTAGGGTAAAATGTACTATGGCAAAGAAAAAACCTCTTTTTGGGGTAAAAGTAGAGTATGAAAAGAAGTTTAAGGGTACAAGTATAGGTAGAAATCCAAAAAAGGTATCTTCTATGAACAAAAGTAAAAGAAAAGGGAGAAGTAGAAAACAATTAAGGTATAGAGGTCAAGGAAAATGAACAAAATTGTAAAAAAAAAGGTAAGAAATTTAAGTACAGCACATCAAAGGATTGATGACCACGAAAAATTGTGTAGGATAATGCAACAAGAAACAAATAGAAAAATAGATGCTAATGGAAAGAAAATAGAAAGATTAGAAAAAGTAGTATTCACTTCAACAGGTATGTTGATAGTTGGAATGGCTACAATCATATACAACTTATTACTCAAATAGGAGGTTTCAATGCAACTTTCAAAACATTTTAAATTAGAAGAGTTTACTAAATCAATGACTGCAACTCGTAAGGGAATCAAAAATGAGCCTGGCAGTGGAGATATAAAAAATTTAGAAAACATCTGTTATGAGATTTTAGAACCAGTAAGAGCAAAATTTGATAAACCTGTTACTATTACATCAGGTTATCGTAGTGAGGAGCTGTGTGAAGCTATAGGTAGCAAAAAGACTAGTCAGCATGCCAAGGGTCAGGCAGTTGATTTTGAAATAGCAGGAGTTCCCAATATTCAAATAGCTTACTGGATTCAAAATAATTGTGACTTTGACCAACTCATACTAGAGTTTTATTGTCCTGATGATGGTTCAAAGGGTTGGGTCCATTGTAGTTACAATGAAAAAGGTTCAAACAGAAAACAGGTGCTTACTTATGATGGAAAAAAATTTGATAATGGTCTTCCTGAAATGAAGTGGGTAGATGGTCAAGTCAAAGAGTAGAGTTGCAAATTCACCTATAGATTGATAAGGTATCTTCAACTAGGAGGATATATCTATGTGGTTGAATATTTTATCAGCAGGAATTAAAGCAGGTGGACACATCTATCGTAAAAGACAAGAAACAAAAATGGCAATGGCAGATGCTCAACACAGGACTGCTATGGCTATGGCCAAAGGTGAAAAAGAATATGAGGGCAAACTTTTAGAAGCAAGACAATCAGACTGGAAAGACGAATTTGTTTTATTAATTTTATCAGCGCCGATACTGGTACTGGCTTGGGCAGTTATATCAGAAGATCCAACTGCTATGGACAAAGTAAAATTATTTTTTGAATATTTTTCTACACTTCCAAGCTGGTTTACAAATTTATGGATTCTCGTCGTGGCTAGTATTTATGGTATTAAGGGAACACAGATATTCCGAAATGGTAAAAAATAATTCAAATGAAATACAGCTTGTACATGATTATTTGTTCGTTAATTGCTGGTGAGTGTATGCCACCTTTTAAATTACCTGAACAACATAGAACCATGTATGATTGTTTACATAAAGGTTACATTGAATCAAAATCTAAATTAGAAGAGCTCGGTAGAGCAGATGTAAATCAATATGAGATGTATATAAAATTTTTATGCACTCTTGAAGATGAACAAATTATTCCTCCTCCAAAACCAAAAGGAAAACCGATATGAAAGTTATTGTTATAGGAGATCTTCATGATTCTCCACACATAAAAGATAAATCAAGATTTAGGTGGATTGGTAAACATATTGCAAAAACAAAACCAGCTTATGTAGTTCAGATAGGTGATTTTTTAACTTTAGATAGTTGTACTCACTATATTCCTGATGATACATTTACAGCAAGAATAGAAAAACCAACTTTTATAAAAGACATGCAATCTTTTGATGAAGCTATGGAAGAATTTAATTATGGGTTAGGTAAATGCAAAGTAAAAAAATTTATTACATTAGGTAATCATGAAAGAAGAATGTGGAGGCATGAAGATAAAAATCCAACATTCTATGGTATGTGTCAAAAAGAATATTATGGTATTTGTAGAAAATATAAATGGGAAGTTATTGATTGGGGTAAATACTTAATGTTAGGTGGTGTTGGTTTCATTCATGCACCAATAAATCCAATGGGTAGAGAATATGGTGGTGAAGCAAGTGAAAGACAAATTGCAAATAAATCAAAAATAGATATTGTTTTTGGACATAGTCATAGAGCACAAGATATAAGGGTCCCTAAAATTAGTGATACTAAAAATGACTTTACTAGAATACTTAATGTTGGATGTGCTTTACCTGAAGGACATATTGAAAGTTATGCAAAACATAGTCTTACAGGTTGGACTTATCAGATTGTTGAGATTGATATTTGGGATGAACATATTATGGAGGTCAAAAATATCTCAATGAAAAAACTAAAAAAATTATATGGGTAGTGTTTATGAAGTTACCATCAACAATTTATTTAGGACACAGAAAAATTAAAGTAAAAGAGATTGGTGCAAGGACAGCAAACAAAGATGAGATATATGGTGACTTTGATGTTTCAAAAGATTTGATAAGGATAGATAAAACATTAACACCCTCCAGGAAACTAAACACTTTCATACATGAAATAGTTCATCTTTTACTAGAACATTACAATGTAGAGTTAAAACTAAAGGATGAGGAAAAGGTTTGTGAGATTTTAGGTACAGGTTTTTCAGATTTACTATCTCAAAATCCAAAGGTTATTAAGGTTATTAATAGTGTTTACAACAACAATAAGAAATAGTATAAATTAATTTTAGCGATCTTCTCCCTCTAGGGAAGTCCCCCTATACTCGTAAATGAATATAGGGGGTTTTTTATTTAGTGATTTTTATTTGATTTAAGAGATATGGAATTGAATCTTCCACTATCTTTTGCTCTTATAGCAACTGATAATATTCGTTCAAAATCAAAATAACAATAAGTGTCATTTTCAATTAAAACTCTATACCAGTTTTTTATGTTTTCAAGTTTACCTTTGATACAAATAGATGGAATAAATCCATGATCATTACTTAATGTATGACCCTCCATTGACCAGTAAACTCTTACAATATTACCAACTAAATAATTACTGATAATACTTTTTTGATACTCTTTAGAACCTGGACCACCATGCCATTGCGCTCCACCTTTTTTGGCAGGATCCATTTTCTTATCTTCAAAAAGTATCATTGTGTCATTGACCAAATTGACCATTTAATTACCTCCTTTCCCAATATGACTATCCCAGTATCTACCTTTAGAAATAATCTTCTGTCTTGAAGTTTCATGAACAGATTGTTCTATGATTCCAAGTTTCTTTAATCTTCTTAAAGTAGAAGATATTTTCCCTTTAGGTAAATTAGGTAATTTAGATTTTACAAAATCAATAAGTTCTTTTTTGTATTCATTATTATTTTGAGATACAAACTCTACTATAACATCAAAGACATCATCAGATTTTGGTTGAGTATCTGTTTCAATCATTCCATGTTTTTTGTAAAAGTAGAAAAGCCACTTATCACTTTGATATGGCATTGGTCCTTTAGGTTCATTGAAATCAGAAAAATCTTCTTTCAAATAATAATAAGGTACTAACTCACCTTTGAAATTTACATTATCATTTGAATCAATGATACCTTTGGACTTCAGTTCTTCATATCTTTTGTTTTCCATGTTTCCTCCATTTTGTTATAATGAAAGGATACCACATCAGATATTAGTGTCAATAGTTTTTATTAGTTACTATTAGTAAGTAATAGAGGGGTTTTTTAACTATGTTTTATCATTAATGATTTTTCTAGCTGAAGATTCCTCTGTAATCCTCATATCTTTTAAAATCTTCATGTGTTCATATTTATCTTTTGCTTGTTCATATTCTATTTCAGCAACCAATAAACCCATTACATGTTTTTCATTTTCAGTACTAGCAAGTGCATTTGTTTTAGCATCAGCATGACTTAGTCCTTGATCTCTACCTCTTTTGATTAACCTGTTTACAATTATAGGTTCTAGATATTTTAATTTTTTAAATAGCTTTTGTTTTATAACTTTGTTTTCACTTGCTGATTCTAATTCAGCATAAGTTCTTTCAGTATCTAAAACATAAGTAGTATTTTGTTTGTTCATTAGTTTAGTCTCCCTTTTAGTTTTTTCTTTTCTTTCATAGCATTTTTAACATCCTCTCTCCTTTGTCTAGATTTTATTTTGTTAAAAATAACTTCTACTGAATTTTCTTTTGTTACCTTTTCACCATTTATAAAAGATTCAGTAGTAATAGTTGTCATTGATGTATTGGTTGAAGTTGTGGTATTAAATTTTTCCCTACAATTACAATTCAATGTCATACAGCTACAAGTAAATATTTCCATTTTTTTATTCTCCATTTTAGTTTAGTGCGCAAGTCCCCTGTACTATTTATAATAGTTCTTATTGAAACCTACAATTTTTTAATTAAGACTAATAGTTATTCTTTTTTTCTACTATGTCCGTCTTAATTATTTCTCGTTGAATGTCTTTGTACTCACGACCCAACTTACTCGCCTTTAAACTAACACCTCCATGATTATGCAACTCTTGTACATAAGCATTGTTAGTTTTGTTCAGAGCATCAACGAGCTTTCTCATTTCCTCGTTCAACATTTTCTATTGTTACCCTTACTTCCTTTGGTACTGATTCTGCAACTTCTTTATAAAGTTTATTTTCATCATCAGTTTCCCATTCCAAGTCTTTGATATGAACATCTCCATGCCAAATTTTTATCAAATACTTGTTCATTAATATTATATAATAGTTTTTTATATAAATGACAAGTGAAAGGACTAGGGATAGAAATGACCCGATAGGACATGATTCGATAAAAAAAAGGTTCTACCCCCAGTTTGAATACTCTAAAATGGAGCATCATTATTGTCAACACCTTGATTATCATTTTTACCTTTCGGTTTCCAAGGATTATCAATCTTCAAATGTGGATTAGGTTTTCCAGTCTTATTATTGACTGAATTGCCCCAAAAAGTTAAATCATAAGTACCTGCTGGTATTACAATTGTTTCTTTTATTTCAACATTTGATGCTTTGAATGTGGGTGCTTTTGGATTATCACTATCATTCTTATATACATTCAAATATATTGGTTTGGTCAGCATATTTTCCTCCTTTCTTAATTAAAATCTGATTGGTTTTTTCTTACAATTTCCCATGGGTCCACAGAAAATTTTTTGAATTTTCCTTGATCTGTAACATCACAAGGAACATAAGTATTTTTTAAATCATAAAGGTATCTACCAATACCCCATGCAACACCTGCTCTTTTCAAAGAATCAGATAAAGCACCTTTGTCAGCCTCAAAGTTAGTATCACCAGCACCATCTGATCTCCATATCCATTCACCATCTAATTTTAGACCAAGTGAACAAACAGTCTTTGAACCATAGACAGTATGTTTACATTGCCAGTTATGACCCATAACTTCTGTCAATCTATCCTGTACTTGTCTTACTGATAAATAAGCAAGTGCTAGAGCATACCATTTTTTGTCTTTGTATGATTGAAAAACCCTTTGAGTTCTCCAACTTACTTCACTTGTGGGAAAGTGTGTTGCAAGTTTGAACAGAATATCTTCTGTTTCACTTACTGGTTTTTTATTATTTTTGTCCATTGTTTTTTTGCCTCCTGTTTCATGTTATTGTCAAAGTAATAATCATCTGTATTTAATGGTGTGATCATTACAGCTTTTTCAAGTGTATCACATACTTTTAAATAATTTTCAATATTTTTAAATGTATTTATACATTCTTGAAATCCCTCATCTACTTCTCCAGGTAGAATATCAAAATATTTATATCTTTTTGGTGTAGCATATAAAATTGAAGTTGGTTTATTATACAACTTTGAATATAGACATTGTTGTCTAATATTACTTTTTTTTGCAACACTAGGACATTTTAAAGTTGCTTTTGTATCTACAATTAAATTTGGGTAAGTAAAATCAGTATAACAAACAATTGGGTACTCCAACCCATACTTTTTGCCATCAACTACAATCTTTTCCTGGTATTTTTCAATGTTTGTAAGTTGTCTTTCCTGTAAAGCATGTTTAAATTGTTTTGATATTTCAATTGAGTTTTCAACTTCATCTTTATTATAAGCAAATTTATTTTTTGAAAAATGCCAATCTGTAATTTCTTCTATACTTTTATGTTCTTTAAATTCTTTTTCCCTTTTCATTATATAGTAAGTTACAAACTCTGAAGTCTTACCTCTTTGCATAGCTGAATTAGTTGGTTGTCTATGTTTAAAACCATACTGATATAACCATGCTGATGGGTTTATCATAAACTTTTGACCACCTGAAAAACTATGACAATATTCTTCTTTAATCCATTTATTCATCAATTACTCCATTTCTGTTATTTTTTAATAATACATTTTTATCATACCTTTCCAACTCTTTATTTATATTTTTTATATTTTTTTTAGATGCTGGATGGTCATGATATTTTATTTGTAAGGTACTCACTAGAGTGCAATAGTTGTACAGATCATGTGTACAACTATGAAGTGAAGATACAAGTTCATTTAGATTTTTTTCTAAAGTTATCATATCATCATGCGCTAAATTTGATTCTTCTGATAACAACTTCATAGAAGTTTCAACATTCTGTATTAGACCTATCATAAAATCATCACCTTTTATTCTTCTTGCAACATCTAAAACCATTTGTTTCATTTCAGCTAATCTATCTGTCATATCAATCCTAAATTTTTTTTATATTCTGTTATTGTTTCAAGTGTTCCTACATCATCAGGTTTTACATCTAATATTTCTAAACAAGATAAAAATTTTTCAATGATATTTATTTGATTATGTATATTTTGGATTTGCTGATCATAATTATTCATTAATACTTGTAACACTTGATTGTGTTCCTTTACTAATTCAGGTTTTACTTTTTCAAGTTCTTTCATAATTTCTAAAACCCTTTCACTCATTCTTTGATATTTAGCAATATTATCACTTGAAAAATGATCTGAATAAGCAAGGAACACTTCTCTTAAATCACCAATTGTTTTTCTAGATTTTACCATAAAACATCATACCCATAAGATTTCATACATTTTCTAATAAAAAAACCTCGTCTTTCTATTAAGGACCAACTACTTTCATGTTCCCAAATGTAATCACAAGTTGCTAAATCTTTGTAATACTTACCTGCAATGTTCTGACCTGACCACTTATCTCTACTTGTTTCAGGATTTATTTTGGGTTTGTATGCGCAGTTAGTCAATATCAATAATGAAATCAACAACACTATCTTTTGCATATTTTCCTCCATTTTTTTTGTTATTTTCAGGAAACTCATTTTTGTATTCCTGTATGTATTCCTCCAGCTTTCCTACTGGAACAGAATCTTGATTAAGTTTTCTTACTTCTCTAATTAACCATTCTAATTTATTTATTAATTTATTGCTCATCTTTTTTATTCAACCAATGTATTGCATCTAACCTGTGTGTAGGATCATTTGCAATATCCTTAATAGATACAGAAGTTACCTTTATTTTTCCTTCCTCAATAAGTTGTTCAGGAAAAAATAAATTATCTTTAGCATCACTTACTACTTTACCAATGTCTTTTCCAAACCTTTCACAAAAAGTTTCTAGTTTGAATAAGCCAATAAAATTACTAGCTTTCTCATACTTTTGTACTTGCTGGAATGTGCAATTTAAAAGTTTTGCTACATAAGATTGTGTTTTTTTATTTTCCAATCTAGTTTCTTTCATAAACACACCAATGTTTTTAAATAGTAGTAGTTCTTTAGGATTAGTCTTTTTTATCATTGTGTTCTCCATTTTTAGTTTTGAGAGTATAAATGTTCTTACTCTCTTTTTGTTTAGTTGTTCTTATAAGTGTTTCAAGTTTTCTTATGTGTTTTTCCATAACTCTTAATTGAGTATAGTAATCTTCATTGTTTTTTAACAACACATTGTATTTATCTTCAAACACTCTTATTCTGTACTCATTCATTGACTCAATTTTTTTATCTACTTTTAATATGAAGTAGAAAAGAAAACCAAATCCCATGATAAGTATAAGTAAAGATTCAATCATTTTTTAAATAAAGTTTTCAAAAGCATCTTGATTTGAGCAGGAATACTTCTGTTTTCTTTTTTAGCTAATTCTTCAATCTTCTCATACTCTTCCTTACTTACAGGTATCTGTAACATTTTGTATGGTTTCATTGTTTCCTTTCTTATTTTTTTCTATTTGTATAATAGGTTTATCTACCTTTGGTAAAATTTTTATTTCACCATAACCCATAAACCCAAACATTTTTCTACCTTTGTAAGTATCAGAAAAAAGTTTGTATATATCTACATCTTTTGCTTTCATTGTTCCTCCATTTTAGTTTTAGAAAAAATACTCCAATTTCTAATAATTGTCAATAGTAAGTAATAATAATTAAGGATGGGAGCTAACAAAGTATGGAGACAGGACGAATGTCCAATGTTTCGATAAACTTCTCGGTCATTACTGATACCGAACTCCCACCCAAATAAGTGAGAGGACTTTGACTCTCTCAATAAACTATATATTTCCATTACCTATCCATTGTCAAGTTTTAATGATGGGTGGAAATGAAAACCATGATTCCTATTGTTTTTGTTTAAGGAGCAATAGAAACACCACCCACCATATTTGAAACACTCCTAATACAAAGGAACAGAGTGTAACAAATTCTAAAAATTCCTTTCTAAATCATATTCAACATTATCTTCTGATTCAGGTTCATCATCATCAATTTTTTTTTGTACAACAACATCACCTGTTTCAGTAGTTTTTTCATTTTCTGTTCCCCAGTTTTTGATACGCATATCATAGCATTCACCACCTCTATCTGTATCAATTTCTAAAGGTACACCATAAAGATTCATTTTCTTTTCCCTCAAATCATCATCATCTTTAGCAATGACTTTGTATTTGACTGTAAAAACAACATCTACTTCAACTTCATATTCTTTGTATCCAAGATGTTTTTTTTCTACATTAGGTGGTTTAGCATCAGCATTGACACCATCACCATTCCAATCATCCCAACCCATTTTAGTTTTCCTCCTTTTTAGTTATTGATTTACCATCTTTACCAATTCCCATTCGTTTTAGCAATCGGTGTTTTCTTTTTGTCAGCATATTTATAATGGTATCAATTTGAGTTATTTGTGCTGATAAGGTTAAAGTTTTTTGTAAACCTTTCAAACTATGTTTCCAGGACATTATCCCTCCCTATGTTTAGTTACCATTTCATCATAATGAATATCAAAATGCTCTCTACAAACATCTTCTACCTTTCGTGCTAATTCATCAGGTAGATTTTCCTTGTAGAGAGTCAGTTCATTTCCATCAGTCATTTGTATTTTGATTTTCCAACCATCAAATAATAAAGGTGTCATATCTACACTCATAATGCTTTACACTCCTCCATAGTCTTTTTGTTAGAATCAAAATATTTATCTCTTTCAATACCTAATCCAAATTGACCTCTAAACTCTCTCAATTCTTTCATAGATACTGAACCTATCTCTTTTTCATGAATGCAACATAATCCAAAAGCCAAATCAGTTTTTGGATCATATTCTGTAAGATACCAAGTACCAATCCCTGTTGGATTGAAAAGTTTCACTACAACTTTATGTTGGATAGTTTTTTCTTTTCCAACATTTGCCTCATGGTTTTTGATAAGTCTTTTTTCAATACTACTTGTAAAAAGTTTCATATCTTTGCCTCCCTTTTCTGTTCTGCTTGTTCCATTTGTTTTGCTTGTTTATCATAATCATCAGCAACCATTTTCATTGCAACAAGTTGATCACCTGTGTAATCACCTGTGTGCCAATCAATGTTATATTGAAGTTCTTCAGATTTTGTCCAAAGAAAAGAAATGTAATCTTCTTTCATGGATTTTCTCCAATCAAAGTTATCATCTCTGCTGTAGTCATGAACCAATCTAATATCAGCCACGACATTGTAAGCATGAGTCAAACTCATACCTGTATTATTAGTAGTCATGTTTTTTTCTCCTGTTTTTTTGTTATACATACTGAAATCGTACCAAATCAGATATAGGTGTCAATACATATTATTAATTATTATTATAATGTATTACTACCTCCAGTTGTACTACTTTTGTTCTTCTATGGGGTATAATATAAAGTAATAATAATTATTGACTATTATTATGGATATGATAGGATTCAGGAATAACTAAATGGAGAAAAAAATGAAAAAAAAATATTTTATTACTGAACTTCACATGGGTGATGATGGTTTGGAATCTACAACAGATTATTCAGGACCACACACTTTACAAAAAGCTAGAAAAATTATGGAGAGATTGATGAAAGGTAATGACTCATGGATAAATCCTTATTCAATGTCAATAAGGGGTCCATGGCATGAAAATGAAAGAGGTTATCATACACAATTTTATTCACATAAGGAGGATAGATAATGCTTAAAAAATACAATGTACTTAAAGATGGTAGAGTCCAGCATGTAACAGCAACTGACTTCAATACAGCTAAAGTTGGTTTTTCAAATGCTTTCGGTCAGATACCCACAAGAAATCAAATACTTAAACTAATGGATATTTCTATTGGTGGTAAAATGGAAATGTTCGGATTTACAATAGTTGTAAGAAGTCAAAACAAAAGCTGGAAAGAAATGAGAGATGAAGCCAACGCTTAAAAAAAAACTTCCTATAACGAATAAACTATCTGATATTCAGATAATAATTATTCCCTCATGTCCAGTTTATGATTTGTGGGTTCAGGTAGATACAGAAAAAAAAGCAAGTATGAGATTTTTTGGAGGTGCTTATACTTCAAGTGATTTACATGAACCATTATTTATCACAGAGGGAATGGGTGCTAGTGGTCATTATGATTGCTGGGATTTTAATTTTGATACATTAGGAGATTATGACTAGGGAATGTGGAGATTGCAATCTTTGTTGTAAACTTCCAAACATAGATAATGGAAAGTTTAAAAAAGATTATACATGGTGTAAACATTGTGAGATCGGAGTTGGTTGTAAAATATATCCACAAAGACCAAAAATTTGTAAAGACTTTAAATGTCTTTGGAAAGCAGGGATGTGTGATGAATCACTAAAACCTAACAAAGTTGGATTTTACATAATACCTGAAAATGATCAATCCATGATTGATGCTTGTTTCACTATTTATGCTGAAACACATAGAGTAGATAATATTCCAAAAATTATGGGTGATATGGATTTAGTAGATCAAGATAACAGAGTTTGGAGATATGTTATTAGATATAATGAAAATGAAGATGATCTTGCTTTGTATGATAAACATAGATTTGGAAACAGATTAATTTATGGTAAAAGAGGAGATATATTATGACAAAAAAAAAGTGGAGATTATATTATGATGAACCCTACTAAAAGTGAAGAATTTAAACAAATTATATTAGAACGAATATTAGATGATTTATGTAAACTAGCAGAAAGAGATATTTTTGTTATGTTACCTGAAGACCCTGATGAAAGAATACCTTATATTAAAAAAGAAATAATCAAAACATTGGAGAAGTTATAATGCAAGGTGAATTTGATTTTGATAAGTATCCAAATAAAGCTGGACACCGAGGGGTGAGAACCAGCATAAAATCAGCAGAAGACATAAACCCACATTTAAGAAGATTACACAAAATGATAATGATAGAATTAGAAAGTGTATATCCTGGAGGACTTACTGGTACTGAATTAGCACAAAGGTTGAAAAGAAATATACTTACAATTAGACCGAGAACTACAGAAATGAAGTTATTAGGTATGATTATAGATACAGAAAAAACAAAAAAAAATGATGCTGGAAAACCTGAAATAATCTATAAATTACGAGGATTAGATGTTATAGATTATTATGGGATTCAAAAAGATATTAAGAAGTAAAACTCATTTACAATTCGTTTCAGAACATGGTTGTACTATCTGTGGTAGAACTGATGTTCAATCTGCTCATATAAGATATGCTGGTGCTGGTATTGGAATGAAACCATGTGATAGTTTCGTTGTACCTCTTTGTATAGAACATCATCAAGAACAACACTCCATGAATGAAAGAATGTTTTGGCATTTATATAAAATAAATCCAATAGCAAAAGCACTTGCACTTTGTGCTGAAAGTCCTGATAAAAAAATAAGAAAAGGTATATTTGACAAGTTTCATAGTCATTTTGATTGGTAATGAAATATATAGTAATTATGGTGGTACTTACTTTTCAAGGTGATATTGAATATAGAAAATATGAATTTATCAATAATGGTAAAACAAATGATGAATTAATTATTGAATGTTCAAATAAAGCTGATGAAATCAGAGAAGAAATATCATATCATACCTGGAATTATAAAAATCAGGGACCAAAAAGTCAGGGTTGGTACTTAAAAGATAAAACAGGAATGCTGATTGCAACTATATGTTAAATGAAAGAATACAAAATACAAATAGAGGTATGCAAATTTTTATATTATCTTCAGGATAAATATCAGTTTAGATTTTTTCATATTCCCAATGAGGGTAAAAGAACAATACAATCTAGAATGATTCTAAACAAGATGGGATTAAAGTCAGGATGTCCTGATTTATGTATTGAGTTTTCAGGTGGTAGAATAGTTTATATAGAATTAAAAACATCCACAGGTAGATTGTCAAACAATCAACAACTTTGGTATGAAAACTCGGTTAAGTTGAAAACACCACATTTTGTGCTTAAAGGTGATTTTGATACTATAAAAAATCAAATCTATGAAATTGTAAGAAGACATGGTAGATTCATTGAAACACAACCTAAAAGTGAAGTTGTAAAATAAATAAAAAACCTATAAGAATGTAAATGGTGGAGCAAGAAAAATTTATAATATTACCTGAAAAATTTATATTTGATTACAAACTTACTGGTAATCAGATAAAGGTTCTGTGTTTTTTTATAAAATACAACTTAATGTATAAAGAATTATTTTTTTCAGTAAATTACATATCAAAGCACCTTAACCTTTCTGAACGAACTATATCCAAGATTTTACAAAAATTCAAGCGATGGAAGTTTTTGTCATGGGTTAAAAGAACGAACAACTCTAACTTGTACACACTTTATGTACAGAAACCAAGTAAATGGTCAAAAGAGGGTCAAACACCGAGCAAAAATTACTCACTAATAAATACATATAATAAAAACAATACTAATGAGAAAGATGAGGGTAAGAAATATGTGAATATAAATATTATCCAACAACACCTCCAAAAATTTACAAAAAACACCAATATATTTTATAAGGCAAAAGTGAATGAGAATAGAAAACTTTCACCGAGGGCATTATTAGAGAAAAAAGCATGGCAACTTTTAAGCGAAATGGACAAGTACAAAAGGGAAATGTTTATTAGTGAATTTGAAAAAGATAAAAATAAATGGGAGGAATTTCTAAAAAGAATAAAACACCATAAATTTGTATTTTACAAAGGTTACAAAAGAAGATAGAAAGGCATGGGGTTATGAAGCGAGAGTGGAAATAACCCCTAATTATGAATATTCAAACAATAAACATAACAGAAATAAAACCATACGAAAATAATCCAAGAAAAATTTCAGAAAAAGCAATAGACAAAGTAGCTTTAAGTTTAAAAGAATTTGGATGGCAACAACCAATCGTAGTTGATGAAAAAAATGTAATCATTGCTGGACACACAAGACACAAAGCGGCAGAAAAACTTGGATATAGAGAAGTACCAATTTTAAAAGCAGTTGGATTATCTGATGAAAAAGTAAAAGCATATAGATTTATGGATAACAGAAGTCATGAGGAAACTTCTTGGGATTGGGATTTAGCTGTTAAGGAAATATCAGAACTTATAGATCAAAATCAAGTAGATGAAAAATTATTAGGTTTTGATGAGGGTGAGTTTGATTATATAAAATTAAGGTTTCAAGAAATGGAAACTGATAAATCAATCAAAGAAAATACTGATGGTAGTGATGAATCAGTAAAAACATCAAACACATTTACAAATCCATCAGATGAAAATACAAAATTTGTAGAGTTTTCAATATTACTTACAGAAGCTGATAGAAAAGAACTCTATAATATTCTTAATGAAATAAAAAATAACCACAATTTAAAAACTTTTGCTGAAGCAATTATGTTTTTAGTTAGGAGATAAATGACAACACTTACACCTCAAACAGGTTACATTCTTATGATTAGTTATGGCTTGTTTATGTTTGGACTTTCATATTTTTATTTAAAAGGTTCTAAAACTAATACAAACTTTTTAGTAGCAGATAGAAAAGTTGGATTTATGAAATCAGGATTTTCAACTGCTGCAACTTGGATATGGGCTCCAGCTTTATTTATAGCATCACAAAAAGCATATCAGCAGGGTTTACCTGGAGTGTTTTGGTTTACCTTTCCAAATATTTTATGTCTTTGTATCTTTGCATACTTTGCACATTATTTAAGAAAAAAATTTAAAAATGGTTTTACACTTGCTCAATACATGAATGTAAGACATTCAAGAAGAGTACAAATTTTATATATTATTAGTCTATCTGCTCTTTCAATTTGTCAATTTGCTGTACAGCTACTTGCTGGTGGTGCAGTAGTTACTTACTTGACAGGTATAGACTTTACAATCGTAACAATCATACTTACTGCAATAGCTTTATCCTACAGCTTTGTTTCAGGGATAAGAGCATCAATAATGACAGATGTATGGCAGATGATAATAATCCTAGTGGTAGTATTAGTAGTAGTGCCTCTAGTGTATGTAAAAGGAGGCGGTCATGAAGTACTGGTCAAGGGCATTGGTGGAATCTCTGGCGAGTTTACTAATGTCTTTGATCCAGGAGTTGCATGGTCATTTGGAGTCGTTGTAACAATTGGATTGTTAGCTGGACCCTTTGGTGATCAATCCTTTTGGCAAAGAGCATTTACAACAAAACAGAATGAAGTCAAGAAGTCATTTTTACTTTCAGCTTTAGTCTTTGGTGTTGTTCCAATCTTTACATCCATAATAGGTTTTATGGGTGCAGGTTTGGGTATAGATGCAGGAAATAAGGCACAATTAATAAATATAATTACCGTCAGCGAGTTATTGCCTAAAGCTATATTAATACCTTTTGTTTGGATGTTGCTATCAGGTTTGGTATCTACTTTAGATTCAGGACTTTGTGCAATATCATCAATAGCAAGTACAGATTTAGATATGAAAGCAAAAAATAAACTTACTAGAGCTAGATCAGGAATGGTTCTATTAGCAATTGGTGGTATTATAATTGCAAATATTCCCGATATGAAAATATTATATTTATTTATTTTTTATGGAACATTAAGAGCATCAACATTACTACCTACAATTTACACAATCATAAATAAAAAAGTTTCTGAAACAGGAATGTTTTATGGAATATGTACTTCTTTAGGTTTTGGTGTACCAGTTTTTGCATTTGCAAAATTTAATGGTCTTACTGATTTAGCAGTTTGGTCATCAATCTTTGTAGTTACTGCAAGTGGTGTAATCGTTTATTACTTTACAAATTATGGTAGTATTAAAAAAACAAGAAATTGAAACTAATGTATATCAATCAGCATTAGACAGATTTAGATATTTATTTGATAGTTTTGATAAAGTAGTTGTTTCATTTTCAGGAGGAAAAGACTCAACCGTCTGTCTTAATCTAGCACTTAAAATTGCAAAAGAAAAAAATAAATTACCATTAGATGTTTATTTTTGGGATGAAGAAGTAATCATGCCTGAAACAGTAGAGTATCTGATGAGAGTAAAAAATCATCCTGATATAAGATTAAAATGGCTTTGTATTCCTGTTAAACACAGAAATGGAGGAAGTCGTAGAGATCCTTTTTGGTATCCTTTTGACCCTAGATGTAAAGATAAATGGGTAAGACAAATTCCTGATTTTGCTATTACACATATTCCAGGTTTTCAATTTGGACATACAATTCCTGAAGTATCTCATTTAGTTTATAGTCATACAAATGGTAGAGTTGCTGATGTCAGAGGTTTGAGAGCGCAGGAAAGTTTAACAAGATTTAGAGCTGTAGCCGGTAAAGTAAAAGATAACTGGATAACAGGTGCTAGAAGTGGATATAGTTATGGTTGTTCACCTATTTATGATTGGACATCATCTGATGTTTGGTTAGCACCAAAAATTTATAATTGGGATTATAATAAAGTTTATGATGTTCTTGATAAGATGGGTGTAGGTAAAAATGAACAAAGAGTTTGTGTTCCATTTGGGGAAGAACCAATGAGAGGACTTTGGCAATATAAAGTTGGTTGGCCACATTTATGGGCATTAATGACTCAAAGAGTTCCTGGAGCATCAACTGCTGAAAAATATTCAAGAACACAATTGTATGGGTTTGGTGGTATAAAACTTCCAGCAGGTAAAACCTGGAGAGATTGGTTTTATGATAATGTTGCATTGTATGATAAAGAACAACAGAAGTTTATTCTACAAAATGTAAGGTCAGCAGTTGGAAATCATATTAATATTGCTAAAAGACCAGTACCTGATACAACTCCTGATGATATAACTGGTTTATCATGGAAAGGTCTTTGTATGATAGCTTTGAGGGGAGATATGAAAGGTAGAAGATTGAGAACAATGTCAAGTCATGCTGACCCTGAAAAGAAAAAACTAATAGATCAAATGAGGTTAAAAGATGAAACAAGGTATTGATAATCAACCTGTTGGAAAAGTAAAATGGGTTGATAGAAATGAGTTAAATGCAAATGATTACAATCCAAATTTTGTAGCACCTCCTGAATTAGAGTTATTAAAAACTTCTATAATGGAGGATGGGTGGACTCAACCAATCGTAATCCTTTCAGATAATACAATAGTTGATGGATTTCATAGATGGACACTTTCAGCAGATAAAGAAGTATCACAAATGACTGATGGAAAAGTTCCTGTTGTAGTAGTTGATTTTGATAAGGACCACCGAATGATGTCCACAATAAGACACAATAGAGCAAGAGGTACTCATGCTGTTTTAAAAATGGCTAACATTGTACGAAAAATGAAAGAGGATAACCTATCTGATCAAGAAATCATGGAAAGACTATCTATGGAGGAAGAAGAATTAGAAAGATTGTTAGATAATTCAGGAATGACTATCAGAGGTACAAAAGAAGTAGATGGTTTCGGAAAATCGTGGGTGCCGACTAAGAATAAGTAATATTGTATAAAGTATAGGTCAAAGTCAGTTCCTCATCAGGTTCAATCACTCTTTTAGTAAGTAAATAAAATCTAGTATTAATTAACAGCTTTTTGCAGTTAGAGTCTTCAGAATGGTTAATAAACCCACCGAGAGGGGTTCTAATCCACTTCTTTTCAATCTGATAGTGTGAGATACCAAGAATTATATGACTATCTATTTTTTTTCTTGTAAATAAACCAAGACCCTCAATATTAGAGGGTGCTATTGTCAGAAAACTGGGTAAGGGTCTATAATTTTTCATATAGACCCTCTATCACAACAAAGGGAGTTATGAAACTTATTTCATAATATTATCTATGTGATTTCTTTCAATCAACACAGATTTTTTTGCTCTTTCAAGATATGAAAATCTATCACTTGAACCAAAACCCTCACCTTCAGGCCAATGGTTCAAATCACATAAATCTTCATAAGCAACATCTAATTCATGTTTTGTTTTGACAATATTATCAGAAATAAGATAACTCATCAAATTTCTACATAAATCAGACTCATTTTTATACTTATTATCCAAGTATCGCTCTAGAAGTTTATGAGAAGTAGGAAAATATATGTCATGATTTTCTACATATATCTTTCTTTCATTCTCAATATCTTTTTTAGCATCAGCACTAATTTCAGCTAATGCTTTTTTCCAAGCAACTCTAGGACCCTTTCTGAATACATCAGCCATCCAAGTAGGTCTTATACCATGAATGTCTTTATAAGTATCAGAATAGTATTGATATGCCTCTTCTCTTTCAGATAGTTTACTCATAGATTGTTCTCCATTTTGTTTTTGTAGATATTGATTTGATCAATGAACATCTTGTAATAATGTTCTTGATATTTGTATGCCTCAACTTCCCAAGGTCTTTCCCTGTATGGAATTTCATCACTCTTAACTGGAGCATTGTTCATCCATCTAACCATCAAGCACATGTTCTTCTCATTGTATCTCCATTGCATTTGATCTTTCGCTTTTTGTCTTACATGGATCATTTCATGAGATAACATTTTTAGTTGAGTATTCATGTCAAATTTGCCATTCAATGTAATGACAAATTTTCTTTGTCTTTTAGAACCAGTTGGATTCATCTTTACGAAACCTCCAACATACTTCCCTCTTTTTCTGCATACGCTTTTTCTTACATGAATCTTCACTTGTAAAAGGTTTGCAAGTCTAGCACCCATCATTTCTTTTGCATAAAACTTACAAGCCTCCATCAATAAATCAGCTTTAGACTGATTCCATTCATTTCTAGGAAGTGAAACTCTTACTTTGAATTTACTCATTATAGACACTCCCAAATAGTTTGCTGATGACAAGGTAACATTCTTGCTTTTAAACATTGTAATACATGACTTCTTTTGCTGTGTAGCTTTGGAGTCATACATCCAATTTTCAAATGTGCGATAAGAATCATTTCAGCACATGCTGTTAAGTAGTTATCACCATATCTGTAGGCAATATAAACAACATTTTCTGTATGATAGTTTCTGTCAGTATTTTCTACTAGCAAGTCTTGAAACTCTTTTTGAGTCATTGCTTTTACTTGCTCTTTTGTTTTATTTAGTGTTTTCATTATTGATCACCTCTCAATTTTTTGACTTCATCAAAGTCAATTGGTAACCAATCATTTTCAATGTAACCAGTTTTATCTATTTGTAAAAAGTAATCAACATCACCATTCATTCTAGTAATCTTTTTTACCTTTTCATTACCTGCTCTTAACAATGTAACTTCTTTATTTTTTTTGTTCATTTTTTTTCTCCTTTTGTTATACTCTAATCATATCATATCGGTAATAATTGTCAATAAAAAGTAATAATTATTATTAGATTTATTAGATAGGAAAGAAGCCAATTTATGAGGAACAAACAAAGAACAAAACGAAAGCTAGAGGATTTGGACAGATATATTGCCCCTTGTAAGTATTGCAACCAAGATGTCAGTTCTCAACAATCCTTTGTAGCTTTTGCCTCAAAAGATTATGCACATTATGATTGCATGAAAGCTGATGATGAAAGGAGGAATAATGGTATTGAAAGAAGCAGTTATCAAACGACTTCAGGGTAAAATAGCTGAAGCTGAATTTGTAATGAAAAGTATTGAAGACAAATTAGTAGCTGTAGGTTCACACAACTTTGAGTTGATAGATGATTATGAGAAAGCACTTCAAATGAAATGCGAATACACAGATATGCTTGAAAGTTTGCAAAAGAAATAATCTTGATGTAGAAGTTCGGTAAGAGTTCGGTTAATAGCTTTTAATAACTTCTATGATAGAAAAAGAAACAGAAGAATCAAATAAACACTATGAGTTTTATCTCGTATATCAATCTTT